TCCCCACTGTCTGATTCGTTTAAAGTTTATGTGATTGAAATATGGAATGATGAGGAAAGATTTATTAAAATCGGAAAAACTTTCCACTCTATTAGGAGAAGATTCGGTGGTGGAAACTCAACTTTGATGCCGTACAATTATAGAGTGATTGAAATTGTGGAAGGAAGCGCGTTATTTATTTCTAAACTAGAAATTAAGTTACATCAGCAGTTGATGAACGATAGATATACGCCAAATATAGCGTTTAAAGGAATGTATGAATGCTTCACTATTGAAGCGTTAAACAAAATGAAGAAGTAAAATGGGAAGAATTAATAGACAAATTTGGAGCAAAGAGGACTTGCTCGTAGAATTTAGAGAGAGAAATTATAACATGTCAATGGGTAAGGGAAAACTTAGCCGTATTTATAATGTATCTCCAGAATTAATCAAGGAAGTTAAGAAGGAGATTAGGAGCAAGATTCCTAAAGACCTTCCTAAAATACTTGTACTTGATATTGAAACAGCTCCGTTAGAATCTTATGCATGGAGTCAATGGAAGCAAAATTTATATGATGATCAAATAATCAGTAATTGGTTTATGTTAACTTGGTCAGCAAAATGGTTGTTCGGAGACAAGGTTCATTCAGGAAGATTGACTCCAAAAGAAGCTTTGGCAGAAGATGATTTTAGAATCGTAGGAGATTTGAGAGAATTGCTTGAGCAGGCAGACGTAGTAATTGCTCATAATGGCAAACGTTTTGATATTCCAAAAATTAATACAAGAATGGTCATGCATCAATATAAGCCAGTAAAACCATACCAGCAAATTGACACTTTGCTTATAGCAAGGAAAGAATTTGGATTTAGTAGTAACAAGCTCGATACATTGGGTAAAATGTTCGGTGTAGGAGAGAAGATTCATACAACAATGGCTTTGTGGATTGGCTGCAAGCGCGGAGACGATAGATCGTTGCGTGACATGGAAAAATATAATAAGCAGGACGTGCTTCTTTTAGAAGAGGTTTATTTACGCATGAGACCATTTATACATAGCCATCCAAACGTAGCATTGTTTATGGATGCTGATAAATCAGTTTGCCCAACATGCGGAAGCGATAAGCTAACGCCTGCTGGAAATTATTATACAGCAACAAGTAGATTTGAAGCTTATCAATGTGAATGTGGGGCTATTAGTAGATCCAGAATTAACAATTATGATAAAGATAAACGTAAACATTTAATCGTCTCGATTGCGAGATAAAATGAAGAAGAAGATGAAAAATGATTTAGGAATAAACTTTGACCAAATAATCGACACAGAAGCCGGTGCATTGGTTACTGAAGAGACTCCAGTTGTTGAGAGTGAGGAAACTCAAGAAGTAGTGGAGGATGAAGAAGAATTAATCGAGGTCAATATTGATCCCGAAGAAGAAGCTGCAAGTGAAGAGATGAGCCAAGATATCGTGGAGGAATCTTCTTCATTGCCTTTTAAAGTCCTCGTAAATGCCCTTCATGAGAAGGGGGTTCTCTCTGAGCTTGACGCAGAAGCGTTAGAAAATGCAGATGAGGATGAAGCTGAAATGTTAATTAGCTTGATAAAAGGTGAGATATCGAAGAATGTTAATCAATACAAAACTGGCTTGCCAAGCGTGATAAAGGAACTTATTGAAAATTATGAGGAGAATGTTCCCCTTGATAGATTAATAAGTATGAAGTCTCAGCAAATGAGACTTGATAATATCACAGATGATATGTTGAAGGAGAATGTAGATCTTATGAAGGCTGTAATCCATGATAACTATAAGAGTATGGGATTAAGTGATGCTAAGATTAAAAAGAGAATTCAACAATTTGAAGATTTGGATCAATTAGAAGAAGAGTCTTTAGATGCGCTTAATGAAGGGAGATCAAGAATTAAGCAAAGTCAGTTAGACGAAAAAGAGAATGCTAAAGCCAAGGTAAAGAAAGATGAGGATGCAAGAACTTCTAATCTGAAATCCTTGGAAGATGATATTAATTCAACAACTGAATTAGTAGAAGGGATGACCCTTACTGATAGAGAGAAGACAATCATTTATGATTCAATGACGAAAGTTGTTAATACGGATATAAATGGTACTCCACTCAATGCGGTTATGGTTACGAGAGCAAAGAATCCAACAGGGTTTGAAAAGCTACTTCATTACTATCACAGTTTAGGATTATTTGATATAGATTCAAAAGGGAATTTAGCTCCCAATGTATCTAAACTTAAGGCTGGTGCAAAGGCTTCCGCGATGGAGTCTTTAACCTCCGCGTTACAGAAACGCCAGTCAAGTTCCCCAGGTTCGCCTGTAGGAACGACTACGGTGGATATTGAAAAGTTGAAGGCTAATATAGCCGCGATGAAAAACATTATCCCAAAATAGTACCCTAAATTTTAAATTATGTTAATAAGCCCATTACAGAAGTATGAGCCGAAGGACTGGAGCGGACTGACGACTGAGAATCATCTCGGAGCGTTATTTGCACAGGAGCCTCAGTATATTTCTAAGGTGATCGAACAGATCTACAAGGTAAATCTTGGTGGAGATGATATTGTATCATTTCTTGATCAGTTCCCAACGGAGTACGTCCAAGACGATGTTCCGTTTAAATGGATGCTCCAAGGAGCAGACGAAAAGAATATTCCTTTAATTGGATGTTATGACAATATGGTAGACGCTGTAGCTGGCACCGAGTCAACAACTTCAAGAGGAATAGGAATGAGTACTTTTGTACTCGTATTCCCAGAAAAGTTATTCTCGGCAACAGACGTTATCGTAGGTGAGCAGCCAGATTTATACAAGTTACGCATCATTAAAGATGTTGAACCACTTGGAACAAATTATGCCGCAACCGTTCAGTTAGTAACTGGTAACGATATGCTTACTGTTCCGATTGACCAACTGGCTCCTACCACACGATGGAGTAAGGAATACTCGCTTGTTGAACAAACCCTCTCCAAAAGAGGTGGTGAAGTTTCGCATACATCTCCGTTTATGATGGAAAATACTCTTTCGATGATTCGTAAGCAATATGAAGTTCCTGGTAATATGATCCGTAAAGGATTAAATAAGCCACTGGCCTTCTCTTTCGTTGATGTAAATGGTAAGATGCAGACACGCTGGATCCATAAACTTGACTGGGACTTCCTGGTACAGTTTAGACGTGAACGCGCACGACTGTTATTGTATGGTAACTCAAACAAGAAAGCTGACGGAAGTTACGGAAACCTTGGTGAGTCTGGTTACGAGATTCGCGCTGGTCATGGCTTGTACGAGCAAATCGCTCCGTCAAACATTTTCTATTACACAAAGTTTGATATCGATTGGTTAACCCAAATCGCTATTGGTCTTTCTGTAGGTAAACTTCCTGAAGATGAGAGACGTTTTGTCTTGTCTACTGGAGAATATGGAATGTTCCAGTTCCATAATGCTGTTGAGAATAAGGTAACTGGATGGGAGCCTAACCGTTTCCAAGACCGTATTACGATCAGTGGAAACAAGATGACCTATAAAGGTCAATTCTTGGAGTACAGAACAGTGAATGGAATCACTTTTGAATTGATGCATGATCCTATGAAGGACAGTCCAATTCGTAATAAAGTGTATCACCCAGAAGGTGGATTACTTTCTTCACGTGAGTATGATTTACTAGACTTTGGAAGCTCCAGTGGAGACGCCAATATCAAGAAAGTTATGCTTGAAGGAGAAGAGGAAATCTTTAAGTATATTCCCGGAATGAGGGATCCTTATTCAGCCTATAATAACCTGACACAACCTGGCGTAACCGCCTCGTCTGTAGATGGATATGAGGTGCATAAAATGTTTATTGGAGGTATGCGAATTGCCAACCCAATGAAATGTGCAAGGATCTTACCATCAGTGGTTTAGTAATTAATTGAACGAACCCCCTCCACGCCTCTCTCTGAAGCCTCTGGGGAGGGGGATTTGTTAACTAAAATGAAGAAGATGATTAAAAAGAAAGATTTTTTAGAGGATAGAAAAGTAACTTTACGTCCAATTATCAAGGCTGGAGGAATGAATGGTCCGGGTCATGATGGTCAGTTTATGTATACTGGAACTGAAGTCCATTTCTTACTACCTTACAATTTAAAGAAGGGTAGACTTGAGACAATCCTGACAGAAGAAGAGCAGGAATTTTTTGAGGGTAAGCTGGGCGAAGATTTGGGTATTCATAGAAAAGGAGGTAGCTATTGGGATACCTTCTATGTGAAGATTAGGAAAGATGATAAACTGATGAAGTATGGATATGAATTGGATCTAAGTGATGTAATTGATAACCTTAGATACAGGGTATTAAAACTTAATCCGAACATATCTCCATCATGGAAAAGTAGATTTGATAGAGGAGAGTACACATTTGCCTTAGTTGATGAAGATGAAATCGCTTCAGTAACAGTTGAGAAGGCAGATAAGAAAAAAGATGCTTATATGTTCCTTGGGAAAGTAGAAGAGTCACCAAAGAAAATGATTGATTTCCTTAGAGTATACGGAAAGAGGCCATCGGCTACATCTACAGTTAAGTTTCTAAAGGGAGAATTAAGTAAGTTAATTGAGGAGCCAAAGTCGTTAGACAAAATGCTTGACATCATTCGGGATCCCAATTACGAAATGAAACTATTTATAGAGGATTCTGTTGAAGCTGGTGCGATTCTTGTTAAAGCAAGAAAGTATTATCTACAAGGTGGAGATGCTATAAATGAGAATGACCCATCATTAGAAGGAACGGTTACCCAATTGAATAAATACAAAAGGGATACTGATGACATCTATTTAAGAATGGTG